TCTTCGTCTTCGTCTTCGTCTTCGTCTTCATAACGATCAATAAGATCATCGGTCACGTGAGTGAAGAACTTTCAGTTGATCAACCATATATGCTTTTGCATTCGCATCACCTTTACATGCAATCTCAAGCATTTTTATTACTTCCTGCAGTTTTTCTGCAGCAGCTTCAACGAGCTGTTTTCTGGTTGCCATTTTTAGACCTTTCAATTATTAATAATATACGTTATTTCAACAATAAAGTCAACGATAAAATTTTGTTACATTAGCCCTCCACCCAACCGCGATCAGTCCGATCTTGCTGTGCTGAAATTTCTGCCTGTTCAGCTACAAAGTTGTCGTCATCCCACCGACCGTCTGAAACGATAATGATTGTAAAAGTGTCGGCTGTGTCTACATCTGAGAGAAAATCAAGCATTTTAAATCCTTTTGTCTGTATGTTCCTTAACCTTCATTAATAATATACCATATTATAGGTCAAAAGACAACATTTAATTTTACTTTATAACACCTTGATTTTTATAAATAATCAGTTAAACTACGTAACTCCTTGATTTTACGTGGGACAGAAATTAAATGAAATTAAATGAAATTAAATGAAATTAAATGTTGTCTTTTGACCTATAATATGGTATATTATTAGGAAACACGATGAAAATCACTAAAAAATCCCAAAAAGAGTTTGTGAAGATGATGCTGAGTACCAATAAAAAGTGGACAACACGTGCTCTTCTGAAAATATACGAATGTCAAACAGTTATTGAACAAACATCTCGTTCTACTCTCATGTGGAATGGAATTGGTTTTAGTGGTTGTGACGCTGAAATTCTTAGCTCTTTTGCTGAACAGATGAAAGCTGGTGCTAATCTTAGCGAAAAGCAGATGTCTATTCTTTTTAAGAAGATGCCGAAGTACTGGAATCAGATTATAACACTCAGTGATATAAATAAACTTAACGTGTTGGTGGGTCGATGAGTACTTCTGCCTCATATAATCAACTTCGGGACATTAACATGTTTTTGAAAGAAAAATCACTCGGAAAAAACAATATGAACATCACCTTTAAAAAAGGTAACATCACTGGTGAAACAGTCGTGCGTATGCGTGGCGGTCGATCACAACAAGTGGTTTGTAACAAGTCCAAATACACACGTAAGCGCAAGCACAAAAAAATGGAGGATTTTAATGGCTGAGTATGATAACAATGTGCACATTCTTGATTGTACAACCGATGAGTTTTTCTACGATAAAGAAATATGTACCTTCACTGCTGAAGCATCTATGCTTAATTTGAAACCTGGTGAGGTTCCTTTGGTCGTTGTTGTGACTAATCCTAAAACCAAACACAAAGCACATTTCCGCCGGACAAACATGACCTTTGATGGAATATATTTTTCTCCTCGATATTGGGGAGAAGATGAAATTTTTCGTTACTGTGCAATGGTTCACCGTAAACCTATATTTCTAAATATTTTTAATGACTAAATGTTCAATACTAACGAATCCAGATATCCAATCGAAAAGATTGCAACAGCTTTCCACAAGATGCGTAAAATCAAAGTTATTCTTTATTGCAAAAAATGTGGTTGTATCATCAATACATTTTGGGATGGTAATACACTTGATGGTCGTTTTACTTGTGATACTGCTGAATGGAGCGAGATTTTCGAAGAAAACGTCACACCTTTTAATGAAGTTGTTTGTAACTCATGTAGGGCTAATGTAACAAAATTTTATCGTTGACTTTTGAGAGTAGATATTTTATATTATTAATGAGGAAAAAATATGACCATTCATAAAAATGCAAAAGAATTTATCAAAGTGCTGAATAGCTATGCTGACGTAGGAGCTGGCCAGCATGCTATCTTCGTTGGTGGATGTGTACGTGATACGTACATGGGTTATACACCTTCACTTTAATTATCGTTGAATATATCAAAAACATCAAAAATTGTAGGTCTTAATCCTTCGACAGTAAGACAACGTCTAAAAAGGTTAAAAATTTTATGAAAAAAATACCAAAAGAAATTAGAGTTTTCCTTTCTAACTTGAGTATGTTAGGTGAATCTTACTTAGTTGGTGGTTGTGTTCGTGATCTTTATTTAGGCATTGAACCCAACGATTATGATGTTTGTACCAATGTATCTTTAGATATTATTGAAAAACATTGGAAAACTTTTGACATTGGAAAAAATAAAGATTTTGGGATTGTTGTAGTACAACTTCCCTATTGTAATATTGAAGTTGCAAAATGGCGTATTGATGGTGCTTATGGGGATGGTAGACATCCAGATTCTGTTACTTTTACTAATTCTGTTAAAGATGATGTAGAAAGAAGAGATTTTACTATAAATAGTTTACTAATGGATGAAAAGGGCAACATCATCGATCACTTCGGTGGAATTGCTGACATTAATGCCGGCATCATCCGTACTGTTGGTGATCCCCAAGTTCGCTTCGCTGAGGATTATTTGAGAATGTTGAGGTGTGTGAGATTCAGCACCAGATTTGATTTCAAAATTGAGAAGAAAACTTGGCAAGCTATCGTTGACAATGCTCCGAAAATTCACAACATCTCTGTTGAACGAGTCTGGCAGGAGTTGTGGAAGATGGTGAAGACTGACGGTTACAAGTTCGCATCAGCTATTATGATGATGGCTGATAGTGGGTTGTTGCACTGGATATTGCCTGAGATTGATGGTATGCGTGGTAGGAAACATTGTTTTCAGCACCATCCGGAGGGTGATGTTTTCCAACACGTCATGGCCGCAGTTGCATCTAATTGTGAGGTTGATAATCCAATTTTGAACTTGGCTATCTTGTTTCACGATGTGGGTAAGAATGATCAGACTTACAAGTTTCGGGATGGGTGGAAACACAGCTACTTTAACCATGATGTTGTTGGTCGAGATATGATGGATAAAATTGCGAAGCAATTGACGATACCAAACGATGTTCGTGACGCAATCAAGTTCGCTTGTGAGAAGCATATGATGTTTCATAAGTTGAAAGATGTACGTTCATCAAAAGTTCTATCATGGATGGATTCTCCATACTGGGATATTGCTGTTGCTGTTGCTAAAGCTGACACTTTTTCACGTGGAGAAACTTGGGGCACTCGTGATTGGTCTAAAGTAGAGGAACGGCTGCAACACATCAAGACTCTTCCTTCGGTTAAAAATACTCGTCAAGTTGTCAATGGTGTGAGAGTAATGAATATTCGTGGTATAGGTCCTTCAAAAATTGTTGGTAAAATTATCAAAGCTACCGTTGATGCAATTGGTGATGGTATTATTGAGAATAACGATGAAGCTATTGATCAATTTATCAAAGATTTCAAATAAAGGAGAATAAAATGTCTAAAATTAATTTTTTTATTATGTGTGGAATACCCGGGTCAGGTAAGAGCACTTATGCTCGTAAACTCGCTGGTGAAACAAATAGTATTATTATTTGTCGTGACTCCTTACGGGAAATGATAGCCGGTACATATGATTTGTACCAACAAAGAGTGTTTGAATCTCCTGACAAAAAGTTTTCTAAAAGAATAGAAAATATTGTATCAGAAATGGCTACTCAATGTTTGGTTGTTGCATTACATAACAACCAAACAGTTATTATTGATGAAACGAATATCACAACCAATCGTCGTTGTTGGTGGTTAACTATAGCAAAAAATGAAATGGGTAATTCAATCCACTCAACAATTATTTGGGTTAAAACTCCAATCGAAGAGTGTATTGCACGGAGAACCAAAGATCCTCATGGTTGTGATGCAAATTGGCCAATTATTATCAATAATATGAATAAAGTGTGGCAAGATCCAGATATAGAAAAAGAGGGTTTTGATGACGTTAGAATCATTACTAAATAATTCAAGTGTACTACTTTGTGGACCTGGACCACTTGAAATTGATGAAAATTTCATTGATGAAAATGTTGAAGATGTTGTTTCCATAGAGCCAAACGTTGAGTTGATATTGCAAGTAAGACATAAGATAACTCTTCAACCATATCCAAACACTAATTTTTCACGATCAAAGCTCAATGATTGTGGACAATATAAATCTTCAATAACATATCGATTGTATGATAAAAATGATGATTTGAGAAATTCCATTTGGTTTCACGAATATCGGTGGGGAATTGAATGGAGTGGAAAAGATAGTCGAAAAAAGCAAATAATTGATATTATCTCAACCAAAAATTTTGGTAAGTTGATTTTATTTTTGGACGATGAATTTAAACCCATAAGTCGTCTGGCGGATATTATTTTAAAAAATAACCTAATAAACATCACCGTTGATGATGATACTGATAAACAGTTTGAATTAATCATTCCAAGCATAAAACTTTTTCCAGGTATAACAATGACCCTCAATGAAGTTGGGTTGTCAATAATAGTATCTAAAGAACAAATTAATGTTCTTAAAAATTGTGTGGAAGAAGTTATAACAGATCCATCAGAAAAAATACAAACATATGTAAAAAACTTAAAAGACATTATGAAACTTAGGGCTTCTAAATTTAATAAAACAAACATGACTGAAAAAGAATACTATTCTCAAGAATTTAGATTGTTAGATAAAATTTATGAGAGTTGTGATTTAGACGAAGAAAAACCAACAACTTTATCATATTATTTTCATAATGTTGTGGTGATTATTCGTAGTGCTATTCTGAAAAGAGTTAAAGAATTAAAAGCTAAGTGTGGGTTCAATCATCAATAGAAAAAGGCCGCATGCGGCCTTTTCTTTTTTGTTACATAAGTACTTGTTTATTTTTTCTTTTTACATGCTTCACGAACGTATTTTTCGTATGTTAAAGGTTTTTCACCATTTTTTTCCATTTCTTTAGCATAAGATTCATATTTTTTCTTACGTCCTGCTTCATCCAATTTATTCCAATCAACCTGTTCATCATCCATATCATTGCTGTCCTTTTCTTCTTGTTCTTTTACGAACTGAAGGAAAGAAACAGGCATTTCATCAACTGTTGGTTGAACTGGTTTTACATCCTCTTTCTTATATTTTTTACTACATGCTTCATCCATTTCTATTTCTGAACCACACTCTGGACACATTCCATCTTCAAGCTCTTCTTCAGCACCTTGCCATTCACAGTTAGTACATTTGCACATACCTGTTTCTTCTTTTTTCATCTTCTTTTTTTTAACCATCTCAATAATGTATTCCTCGTCTACATCAAGTGATTCATCTTTTGAAAGCACTTTGTTACCTGCAACAGTTGCCGCCTGATCCATCGCTTTCATAAATTTATTTGAAAGTGGATCATCAGAAGTTGCCAATCCTTTCATTAATTGTACCATTTTCATCTGCTCTTCGTTGCTACCAGCAAAGTTTGAGTTAGTCAAATCTTTAATAATTTCAGCCGCTGTTGCCATTATTACCTCCTCGATAATTGTTTTGACTTTTACTTATTTAAGTAAATTATTAATTTCAGTTGCAATTTTTTTATCAGTTAGAGCACCTGCATATGCTTTAAAATAACGTATAGCATCGTCTCCACGTGTAATAGGGAAGAAAACATCAAGACGTTCCATTTTACTATAATTAATAATGTCTTGTCCATCTCGACTTTTTTGCTCAATTTTGTCAATAATAACAGCTAATTTATCATATTTATCTTTTCCAAGCATTTTTATGAGTGCCACATCTGCAGATGGTTCTACAATATTTTGACCAATATAATTTTGTCCTTCTTCGAGAACATACTGTACAAATGATTTTTCTAATATACTTTTTTGTTGTTTGCGATTCATATTTTTTCTCCTTTTTATTATCTACATTTAAATTAATTACAATGTTATGCTATTATTTATCTTTTAATAGTTTTGTTACTGCTATATTTAATTGTTCTATAGTATTAAGTGTCTGACCTGGTTTGTGAAGAATAGCGTTTCCGCCAGCTTTTAAAAAGTTTTCTGTATTTATTATAAAATCATCGATAAGAATAGCTTTTTCATGTGCATATTTTTGTTTTTTACTTTCAAGAATAACTTTAACGTCTGAACCAATTTCACGTTTGACCCATACAGATTTGCCTTTCTTAGCGTTTTGTACAAATAAATGACCACGATTTGCACCAGGACTTGATAAAATGTTTACCTCAAAATTATATAGACAAGCAATATGATTGATTTGTTTCCACAACATTTTTCCATCTGGCATCCAATTTAAATCAATCCAAAATTGTTTACCACCTTCTTCACCAACACGTTGTATCAATTCAGTACGAAATTTATCACTTTGTGTTGAAAAATTCACACGTACACCAGTAAATTTTTCAACACCCGTATAAAAATCAACTAATACATTATCTAAATCAACATATATTATATACTGTTTATTCATAATTATACAACTCGATGGTGAAGTGTTTTATGATTGATAAAATTTATAATATCTTCAACAGCTTGTGTTTCCATTTTAAGTCGAGCTGCTGTAGTACAAGATCCGAGATGAGGGGTGATGATAATTTGATCTTCGTGAATAAACGGTCCTGTATATGGTTCATTTTCAAAAGTATCTATCACAGCTTGAAATTCTTTATTGTTTTGCACATGTTTTAAAAGTGCATTTTCATCTATAATACCACCACGAGAATAATTTAAAATACATGCATCTGTTTTCATCATTTGTAACTCTCTGGTTCCTATAAAATGATAATTATCATCTAATGGAATGTGAATGGTAACAACATCTGATACATTTAATAAATAACTCAATGAAACTGATGTTGCACGTGGTCTATCAATTAATTTTGTAGGATCAATATCGTTAATAAAAATTTGTCGTGGCTTCAATGACTGTAATTTTTCAAGTACTAAAGATCCAATACGGCCAACACCAATAATACCAATATTACAATCTCGTATCTCTCTACCAATAAACCGATTCCAACCAAGATTTTTTAAATTTTGACTAACCTGAGGCACTCGACGCAATGCATTTAATATTTGACAAATAGTAATTTCAGCAACGGCATTAGTACAAGTTTCAGGACCGTTTGTAACAACAATTCCTCTGTTTTTACACGCAATTAAATCAACAGAATCTATCCCAACTCCAACACGAGCAATAATTTTAAGATTTGGACATAAATCTAATGCTTCAACATTATATTGTTCAGTACCTGCAATGATTGCTTCAGGATTTGTTTCACGAAGAATTTTATGATGTTCCTCACGACTGTATTTTCGTCCTATTTGATTGAGCGAAAAATTAATATTATATGTTTGTAACAAATTAATTGGTGTTGAATTTGGAATTCCAAACGGATAAGTAGTTATAACAACATTTTTCATTCAAGGTTTCCTTTTTCTACTTGTTTTTCTATGTACTTAATATATTCAATGATTGCCAAAGTATCTAAACCATAAGCTACAAATTCATATTCATCTTTGATTTTTTCTAAATATGCACTATATTCACTATTTACATGCACTACATGATAGCCACGTTTTTCTTTAGGTATTGATTTTTTAAATAAATTAATACAATCAATATATTTTGAATTTTTAAAATTACCTGGACATCCAAGATCCATAGACAGGTCATATGGACCAATCATATAATAATCAAAATCATAACACAAAGTAATGCCAATGATATCCCGAACTGTATATTCTGATTCAATTTGTGCAATAATTTTAAGATTTCGATCATTTTTTAGATATCCATGTGTTCCCCACATATTACTACGAGTAAGACCAAGTCCTCTTTTACCACGTGGAGGATAATAACACATTTCACGTAATTTAATTGCTTTTGTGCGATCAACATTTGCACAAATTATTCCTGTTGCACCAGCATCTAAACACTGACGAACAAATGCTTCATTTGGTTCTGTTAATCTTACAAAACACTCTTTTTTCTTTGCAATTGAAAGAGCAATCAATGCAACTATTGTTTCGATATTAAAACCAGCATGTTCAGTGTCTAAAACAACACCATCAAACACATCTGTTTGTGTCATTATATCTGTAACAATATGATTAGGAATTTGTTGCCAAAGCATTTTTAAACTCATTTTAATGCTCCTTCTAATTTAAAATCGAATAAGTTTTTCTGGCTATAATCCAATCTTCTTCAGTATCAATATCTAAATTTTCTGGCCAATTCACACGATAGAAAAAAGGATCTTGTCCAACTCGATTTTTTTTATTTTTAAAAGAGTTGAACGTAAATATATAAAAACATGAATTTTCTACAATAATTGGTACTAATTTTTGTGTTTGTATTAGTTCAGCTGGTATGTGATTGATTGCACAATAACATTTTTCTTGATTTGTTTGAATCCATGCACGAGCTTGAATATAATCACAAGAAACAACACTATCTGAACTGTCTGATTCAAATAATTTATTACTTGCTTGTAATACTGTTTCTGCTTGCAAAAATGGATTTGTAACATGTATTTGAGCAATTGTTTTGTTTTTGCCATGTCCACGAACAAAAAAATCTTCAATAAGTTGATTAACTGAAATATTGTGACCTAAAAGATGTTTTTTACGAAGGTATGCACAAACTTTATCACAACCATATAACATTTTAACAGCAGCTATAATTTCAGGACTGTCTGTATCAATAAATACAGGAATCTGTAAAGACACATATTTATTTACAGTATATTGCCACAAAGGATAACCACCAAAAGCACGAAAATTCTTATATGGAACACGTTGACTTTCAGTTTTGATAGGAATAAACACGTTTATTTTGTTCATTACATCCTTGGTTGTTGCCATTTTGTACCTTCTATACCTGCAGCTCGTCCAGGTCGTTTAGAACGAAGATTATTAAAATGTTCATGTTTAACATCAATATATTCTAACCAGTTAAATCGACCACACCACGCTGGTTGTAAAAAATCTAAACGATACTGTACACTTCGTGGAATAACCATATCAATCTTTTTACATTGCATGGTTTGTTTCAACTCATCTATCGTCTCAGGTAAATCATTTTTAAAAGCTGGTCGAATCCACTCATATGCTTTTTGCATAGTTGAATTGCCCCATTCAGGATTTTCATTATGTGCATACTTAGCTGAAACAAGACTGCTTGCTATGATATTTGGTGTACGAATAACATATGGTGCAAAAACAGTTTCTAAAATATTCCAAAAAGCACAACAATCCCAAAAACCACCAAACTGTTCTGGTAATGGAAAAAAATAATGTAATAATGATCGATGTACTATTTTAAGTTGATTGTTTGAAAATAAATGTACACCTGCTTCTTGTGGAAGTATATTACGTTCTCGTTCGTGTGTTGGTACAAGAACTGCTGGTCTGTATTTTTCTAAATCAACAAGTATTTGTTCAATAATTGGTAAATTAGTCAATGAAACTAATTTTACATCATAATCAATAAACATAAAATAATCATATATATAACTAATTTGATTATTATATCTGCGTGCACTTGTACGTCCTTTTGGAACCATCTCATAAAGAACATTTCGATTGTGTGCCCATGTACAATGATATTCAAATGATAAACATTTTTCTGATAATACTTTTTCATCATGTGTAACAAAGAAAAAGTCTGCAAGTGAAGAATTAACCAATTCACGGTGAGCAAATATTGGACCTTTTGGAGATGTTTCTAATATACAAAGATTAAACATAAATAATCACTCCTTTAAATTAAACAATTGCATCAAGTACACCACGAACGACTTGGTCCATATTTACATACTGAAACCAAGCTAAACGTCCAAGACAAGTTAGCTTAGGCATATTTTGTTTTACGTATGTTGTATACTGTTTATGTTTTTTTAGGTTCTCATCATCTGGAAATGGATACATACGAATATTTTTACCATCATAAGAAGCTGGATATTCTCTTGTAACAACTGTACGTCCTTGAGAGCACCTTTTAATTTCATCTAAATGCCACTGATTTTGATCATACATTCTTGTCCATGGCACTCGATTATTACACTCGTTTATCAATCTGTATTTTGGTGGTGGACACGTTGTGTGAGTAAATTCAAGCGATCTATACTCTAATGATCCAAAACGATACTGACACAATTCATCTAACGAACCTGTAAATATATATCTATCTGCTTGTTGTGTTAAAAACGCAAAAAATGATTGATTTAAATAAACATGACAACCTTCTAACATTTTTTCAAACATGTTTGTATAACCATCAGTAGGAATACCTTGAAAAGCATCGTAAAAATATTGAGCATCATGTGTTTGTCTCATCGTTATAACACGATCTGTAATACTTTTTGGAATATCTTTAAATTTTCGCCCCCATTGTTTTTCTGAGTAATGTTGAAAAATATTTTTACGTATCCATTCGTAAGATTTTTTACCTGTGATTTTTTTTGAATCTAAATTAAAAGGTATTGGTATAATTTTTCCATTTTGTAAACGACCTTTAACTATTAAATGATAATTATTAAAGGAAGTAAATTGTTTCATAAATTTCCACACATTACAATCATTTGTGTGAAAAATATGTGGTCCATAATTATGAATTCGTACACCATTGATAATTGAATCATAGCAGTTGCCACCAATGTGATTGCGTGTTTCATAAACATGTACTTCATAACCAAGATTTTTAAAGATCGCAGCTGTGGTGCACCCTGCTAAACCTGCTCCACCCACAGACACTATTTTTTTCATTTGTATACTCCTTCACTTCTTCAATTCTTTTAACTTTAAATACCACTCAATGGTTTTCTTAATTCCTCGTTCTAAATTCCATTTGGGTGTCCATTTTAAAATTTCTTTAGCTTTCGTACAACACAATGGTGTGCTATTTAATTCACCAACAACCGTTTGATTATATTTAACTTTGAGCGTAAACACATCTGAAAGTAATGTAATTATATTGTTGATGCTTGTTTGTGTTTCTGTTCCAATATTAAAAATTTCATGTTCTGCAATTTTTCGTCTACGAATAGGATTGAGTTTAAGTGTTGTTTGAATTGCACGTATTACATCATCTATATAAATAAAATCTCGAGTCTGATTTCCGTCACCAAAAATAGTAATACGTTTATTAGCAATTGCTTTGGTAATTAAAGATGTAATTATCCGTTCACTTGACGGATCATCACCTGGTCCATACACATTGCCAAAACATAAAGTAGTTGGCCAAATCTTATACATGTGTTGATATGTTTCTAAATAATGTTCTACTGTATGTTTAGACACTCCATAGGGAGAAACTGGATGTAATTTTTCATATTCATGACAAAAATTAGAATTTCCATATCGAGCTCCTCCAGTTGATGCATAAATTATTCTTTCAACACCACATTTTCTACATGCTTCTAAAATATTTAATGAACCAATAATATTTGTTTCAGCATCAAAAATTGGTTGTTTAATTGAATATCGCAACTTAGTTTGAGCTGCAAGATGTATCACAACATCTGGTTTGAAATCTTTCATAACTGTATAAATACTTTTAGTATTTCTAATATCAACGTTGGTTTTTATATCTATACCAAACACATCGTGTTTTCGTTTAAAAATTTGACACAGTCTTTTTCCAATAAATCCAGCAGAACCCGTAACTATTATTTTCACATCATCCCCTATATGTTTTTGAAATTATTTTACAGTTTAATTTCCTTTTCAACTGGTGACTTTCTAAAACAATCTATTTCTGATATAGGGCTGCAGTTAACAACATCAATTTTCCTTGCTTTTGCAAACCGTGCAAGAGCTCTCCACGCTGGTATGTGAAAAATGTGAGCATTAGGTACATTATAACGATCACCAGTTTGTTGATATTCATCAAAAAAATAATTTGGATTCTTAGCTGGTGTTGATTCAATTACTAAACGACCTTCTGCATCTTTAGAAGCTCCATCAATGACTTGTGTGTAGTTAGAATCTATACCTAAAAGCACTAATTTTTTATAACCTAAACAAATGCCCGTTTGACATGCATTTGCACCAGTACAACCACCATAACCAAAAGTTTCAAAATTATCGGAAAATGTTCCAGTACGTCCGTGTAATTTCAATACTGTTAATTTTGGATGATCAGTAATTTTTTTCAATAAAAAATGACGTTTAATAGGTGACTTTTCATTTTCAATTAAACGACGAAAATTGTCTTCATGTGAATTTGTAACAATGTAGTCAAAACAACAATGAAAAGTCGGAAACCAATTAACTCTATACCAAAATCTATAAGCTGCATTCATACCAATTGAATTGTAATTATATTTATCAAGAGATTTAAAATCAAAATCTCGAAGAGAGGGGCCATTACCAAGAATAACTAATGTATCATCAACTGATGTATAACGAATACGAATTAAATCACATTCCCCCCACTTTTGATCAAGTATAGTCACATCATATTTATCATGTGCTTGCATGATGTGAAAATTTTCTTTAGTCTCTTCAAGATAACCTCTGTATTCATCATCATGAGATTTGTGATACACTATATGCTTTAATTCACGACGAAAGGGTTGTGAGTTGAAATAACGAGTAAGTCGCTTATTAAAATCTCGTTCTTCATGACCGTAATTAATAAATGTTTCATCATAACCATTAAGAGTATCTACATGTGCTTTTGCATATGTATAAAATCCACCATACAAATCATACTGTTCAAATTTATTACCACGACGTGTTCCTGAGTCTGTTTCAGTTGTTGAAATCCATAAATATTGATTATTAAAATTCGTCTCTTGAATCATTTTAATGTAAATACGCAAAAAATCCTTTGGGAAACGAAAGTCAGCATCCCACGCAGCAACAAGAGGAGTACGAGCTCTCTTGAAACCATAATTAAGTGTTTTACTACGATTCCAAAGGTCATTTGTATCAACTTGATACATTGTAATGAGATAACGGTATCTAAAAAAACCAATAGATAAAGAATCGTCACTATTATCTTCAACAATAATAAAATTAATATACTTTTTTGATTCATTATTCACTATTGTTTCAATTGATTCTAATGCTTTTTGTGACCTATTTTTCAAACACATAACAAACGTAACAATTGGTTCTCCTTTTGCTAATCTTTCACTAATTTCTTCATTGATAGTTGTAAAAGTCTTCTTATCAGCTTGTGGTACAGCTTTATATACTGCTTCATCGTTTTGTGTAATTTGTAATCGACCACTATATTTCAAAGCAATGTCTTCTGGCAAAAGATATTCACAACCATCAGATGGCACCTGACGGCGGAGTTCTGGGATTGATAACGGCAATCCACTAATATTTTTTACTATCACGGTTTGAATTTGATTCATTTAAACCTCAAAATGTAAAATAACTAAAATGTTTATGTCTTAAATAATTTTTTGTATTTTGAAATTGTTTTGGAGTTATTCGTGCTGTAATTGAATTTTCATGTTGTCTATAAAATAAGCATGTGTTTGTACATTTTTTAATTTTATATCCAGCTCGATCAACTCGAACATAAAACTCATAATCTTCCCAACAAATTAATTTTTTTGACATATCATAACCTTGAAGATCATTCCATAAAGATCGTCTATACATTGCTGAACCGTTGATGAAAGGTTTATTTTGGTGTGTTGTTCTATCAAACTCTGGAGCACGAAGTCTTTTTTCTATTGCACCAAATAAATATAAATCAGTATAGGTTAAATCAACGTGATTCATGTCCAAAGTTAAATAACACTGTTCAATGTAATTATTCATAATCATGTCATCAGAATCTAAACACATTATGAAATCTGTATCTTGTGAAGTTTCAGCAATACCAGCATTTCGTGCACCAGCAAGTCCAACGTTTTGTACAGTTGAAATTACTTTAATTTTGTTGTTTAGTTTTGCTAACTTTTCAGCAATTTCAAGTGAATCATCCGTACTACAGTCATTCACAATGATGACTTCGAAATCGAGATTTGTTTGATTAGTGAAGATAGAACGGATACAATCTGCAAGAAAGCGGCCATGATTATATAGTGGTATTATTATACTTAATTTCACTCAACTGTCTCCTTTATCATTTCAATATCCACACTACAACTGCCCATTTGAAGAAATCTATTTGTTTTAAGTTTAATATCACAAGGATTACAAAAACCAAACTGATCACAATGACGAAACTTATACTCTATTTTTAAATCTTCATCTGTTATATTAGCAATTGGAAATTCATTATGATAAAGGTCACGATGACACTTATAAAGTTGTCCATCTGGAGCAATCAACAATTCTCGTGTTCTACAATAACATTTTTTTTGTTGTTTAGCAATTGCATCCGGATATTTAAAATAACCAAACAAATTTCCTTGATAATCGCCAAGAAAATCTTTTACAAAAAAATAAACACTGTGTTTACGAGCTAATTCAGCCATATGCATGTTTGCTGATACATTGAGCGGATGATTGATACCAAAAATACCAATTTTATAATTCAAATCTTGTAATATTTGAATCTTATGAACAAGTTGTTCAGCATCCATATAATCTGGATGATAACTAACACGTATTGAACGATATGCTTCCATTTCATTGTTGCCAAATCGTTCTGGTGTTGTATTTATTGCAAAATTTAATACATCAAACGTAAGATTAGTAAGAAGGTCTACTTTAATATCACTACGTAAACCACGTAAAATATCAAAGAATTCTTTATGTAATGTTGGTTCTCCCCCACCAAAGGTAAGGTGAAGATGTCCAAAATCAAGTCGATTAAGTACATCTATCCATTCTTTTGCAGAAAGTTCTTTTCGTGTACGAGCGACACCAGAATGAGCATTGATGCAATATGAGCAACCAAGATTACAACGCATAGTAAGATATGCTTCAACATAAGTAATTTGTTCAGGAATTTTTACCACATGACCTCCTCAAATCAATATAACGATCTATAATCCACTAACATGGTAGATTCATTATGATTAATGGCTTTTGTATACTCATCAATAATTTGTTCAGCATTTAATAGTCGAATAACTGGAAATGTAAATAGCTTTTCATATACTTCCGTAAAATCTTGTACATGTTGTGGACCAGGATAGAAAGGTTTAATGCCACCAACAGTTGCACGTATGATTACTTTTGGTTTAAATTCACCTTTACTCATAATATCTATTTTATCAAGATGATTTACAATTTGGTCAAGAGCTAATAATGTAAAATCATGTCTTTCAAATATAAGCACTGGTTGATATCCACCAAGTGATAAACCAGTACTCATACCAGCCATCAATGCTTCTGCAACAGGCATTTCAATAATAGATTCTTTTGGTACACATTGCATTGTTCCATATGAACATGATCCGTATTGTAAATTATAACCTATAAAAAGACTTTTAGGTCTTTGAGCGAGCAAATTCATTGAATGAGTTAAAGCTTCTTTATATGTCATAAATGCTCCTTACATATAATGGGAAATCATTTTGCCTGTTTGAACGTGTGGATATTTACGTACATATTCATACCGTATCACATTTGATGGCCAAGGGAATTTTTTTGCACTACTTCGTATATTTTTAGGCGTATCAACAGAAAGATTATTATCTTCAATTACAAATATGCAGGGAAGTGATTTTGAATCTGCATATCGTACCGCTTCATAAAATGCTCCTTGTTCCTCTGCACCATCACCAATAAAACACCAAACAAATGCATCACTTTTTTCAAGCTGCAGCGATTTAGCAACCCCAACAGCCATTGATGGTGTGCCACACACAATAGCAGAAGAAACAAAATTAATACTTTTGTCAAACACATGAAGACTATCACCACGCATAATCATCTCCATTAATTTATCAGGTGAACCACCTTTTAAAAGATAATGATAGTGAGAACGATGTGTAGAAAAAACCCAGTCATTTTGCTGTACTTCATTAAAAATGCTAATGAGTTGTTCTTCATTACCACCTGAGAAGTGAATAGGATAAGGTATTTCACCATTTTCAAAACGGCGTTTAACTTCATCTTCAAAAGCAATTAAATCTTTTTTACGTATTTTATACATATGACCTCTCAAATTTTCATCGTAAAAATAAATTTATTAAAACCATTGTTGTGAATATCATTTGAAAAATATTTATCATTATATTGCAAACCATTACGACTTGACGGAATATTAACTGTTGATTCTGTTAACTCAGCAGCAAAACCTAAATCACTACTTCCAACGACCTTTATTCGATCAAAAACAAAAACTTCCTTTAACCATCCACGATCCCAGTGAGGCCACTCATCGCAATTATTCCAAAATTGTAAGTCAGCTTGAGTAAAACGAGCAGCATAAATTGTTGGAAGATTGTGTATAATAGCATATAAATTATCATTAAGTTTACGAGTTGATATTCCAGCCCAAGTACAATTACAATCTGAAAAATCAAAACTATTAGCAAAAGTTGGATGTTTGTATTTTACTATTAAACTGGCTAATTCTTGAGCCGTTATTGGCACTTTAATATCATTGTTTGGTATCATTCGAAGATGAGGTAATGCAATACAAATGCCTTTTTTACCCTCAGACATTTTTACCATATTATACAAAGTATTTAAAGCAAAAATAGTATCTGGAGGAGCAAGAAAAAAAAGAGCATCTTCTTTTATGCATTTTTCTATGCACAAACGTAAACCTTTTAATATAAGTGCATCAAGAGGTGTTTGCGCTCCAATATTTTTCATTTCTTCATTAGAAGGTAAAACACCATCTTTACTAAATCCATTTTGTATAAATTCAATTTCATGCTTCTCACTTTTTAATTTTTGAACATCATGATCAAGTGATAAAAGAGTATATTTTTCATACCAATCTAAGTATTTACCACCTGCCGTTGTAAATATGTTAATTTTCATTTTTACCTCATTTTATTAAACTATTAACAATATTAATATCTCGATTATAATTCCACGTTTCACTTATTTTACTACCATGTTCTTCTTCATTTGCAGAATATATAAAATCTGAATTATTATCTTTAGGTGCACCAACATCAAAACCTCGCTGTGAAGCAGACCATGTTTTGTGATGTATAATACAATCAGGTACATACCAATATCGTCTCAACATTGTTCCAAATTTAAAAATAGCATTATCGATAGAATTTTGTCGTAAACCAGGTAATGTAAACCACCCCACTGCTCTAACAATGTTTCCGCTCATCATATAAGCAGAGGGACTAAAATCATTTGGAGCACCTTTTTTATTTGGATGTGATATACCCCAACCATTACCATTCTTTTCAATGGTTTCAACAAGCATTTTATCCCATCCATGTGTAATATAAATGTGGTCATCATTTACTTCTTGATAATATTCACAATCAGGAAATATTTCACATGCAAAATAATTAAGTACTGCCCCAAGAAATTTATGTTGACCAATAAAATAAGTCCAATGACCATTTTTTAATGTATCAATATATAATTGAAGTTGTGGATCATCTTCACTAATATACACAACAATTTCACTATCCAACTGTTTTGTTTCATCAAAACTTTTTAACATACGTAATAATTCTGTAGGTCTATTACGAGATGAGCACATGCTTAGAACTTTTGGTTTCATTATTATGTTCCTTAGATAAAATTAATACCCTTAGGTTTGTTTAAATATATGTGTACAAATTCATTACATTTATCTAAACGACAAGCACCCTGACAGTCTTTATGTACATTAAATTCCTCACGCATTTTTCGTAAAATTTCCCAATAACGGTCGGAATTAAAAATATCACGAATTCGTTGTTCATGTACATTACCAAATTTATATTGCTGAAACTGTTTTTTATTTCCAAACATAAATCCACACGGAAACCAATCACCGTTGCCACTCATTTCAGAAATAAAAGGTACGGCTGGACAGCCTTTATATGGTCGTTTGCCTTTTTGTTGCATAACATTCCATTTTGGTACAATTTCTGTACGATCATTTGAAAGAAGTTCACATTGTTTCAGTATATTAATAGTATGCTCATTATCATACATATTAACATCAAACTGTGCCATACCTGATTCTCCACTATCTGGAAGTGAGCATTGTTTAATAACAAAATAGTCAGCCTTTACACGAACTGCAAGTTCTGATTCACGTAACATTTCTTCAGCCATAAGTGTTGGTACAAACACTGATTGTAATCCAACTTCACAATTATAGCCACCTTCATCACGAAGTTGCACAGTACGTTCGATATTTTTTACAACACGCTCGAAACAATCTACACCATGAATCTTTTTATAACCTTCTTTTGTACCTGCACTAATACAAAATCTCATCCACTTGCATGATTTAAGAATAGAAAGAATGCGTGCATCATTATCAAGTAAAACACCATTAGTTGATATAGCCATATCAATTCCTAATTCTGCACCTAATTCCAATGCTTCATATACAGCAGGATTGCATGTTGGTTCACCATCACCAATGAAAGCAATAGATTTAACACCAATCTCAGCTGCATCCCTAATTGCATTGAGAAGTGCATCACGTTGAATAAATGTTTTTTTCATTTCTTGGTACATTCCATAGCAAAAAACACATTTTACGTTACAAAATTTAGCAATGCCCATATCAATATGAATAGGTGCAACTTTTTTACCTTCATCAAAATATTGACGAACTCTATTCATATGCCAAAGCAATTTAGTATCATCCATTCGTCTTTTAACATCTACTTTATTCATTTTCAGCCTCCATTTGAGTACGTACACGTTGTACATCTTTATTTTTAAATTCATTAAGCCAGCGATCCAATTGTAATTTTCCTTCTTGCATTTGATCACTTACCCACAAATAATTTTTATCAAAAGCTGATTTTTGAAAAGCAGGATGCATATGTTCAATATCTACTTCTGGCACACATATGAGTAAATTAAGTTCATCCCCAAGAATACGAAGTTGATCATCAACGTATGTGTGTGTAAAAATTGGTGAAAAAAAATAACCTAATGTTCTAACGAGTTTACCAGACGTTAAAACAGATGATGGTAGTTTTGGCGTTTTACCATATGCAAAGGCCCAACCATTTTTTTTATCAACTGCATCAATAAGTAATTGATCCCATTTAGGCGTACGAAAAATATGATCATCATTTACCTCATGATAATAATCAAGACCCTTATACTTTTCTGTACATGCATAGTTAATAACTGCTGGCATAAATTTATGCGAACCAATTTCAACTTCTACATCAACATCAACATACTGATTCATTAATGCTTTATACTCATTTAAACAAGGATCATCATTAGAAATATAAACAAATAATTTTGTACCTTCACTGTGTGTTGTTTTAAAACTATTTACCATTTCTAAAAGACGATCGGGTCTACCGCGCGTAGAGCAAATTGATAACAATCGAGCTTTATTCATATTTATAGGCATTTTTGATGGTTTAATTTGTTTAATATAGTGTACAACATCTTGTGAAGAAGCATCTATTATTTGTAATGGTTGCAAACCATGTTTTTTAAGAAAATGATTTATACCATTATAAATATTTGTTCTCCATTCAGAATTATTACGAATAGTTGAATTTATTTCACTACATGCAAGTTCATCTAAATAATCATAGCTATTAGCAATGTCAGCGAACCACCAAAATGGAGTCGTTAATTGTTGTTGACAAATACGAAATGTATGTTCTACATGTTCCCATGCATTGATAAAAGATTCATCCATTAAACCTATTCTTTTTAAGCACTCTTGTGTATAGAATGAAAAAGCACCCACACAATGTTTATTTAAAGACATTTTTGTGTTTGCTTCTTTGTATGATAATATCAATCGAGGAGATGGTTTCTTATCAGGAGTTTTATTTGCTGGACCATGATAACCAAAATTAAAATGATGAATATTAGTTATTTTGTGTAAATTAATATATTTTTGAAATATATTATTATCTTTTATAATAATATCATCTTCTTGTAAGAAAATATAATCACAATTTTGTTCAAGCATGTATCTTAGAGCATCATTTTTACTTTTTGCTACACCTTGGTTCTTTTCATGTTGAATCACGTGAGTGTTGGGTGGAAGGTAATCCATGTTTTCATAAGGGGTACCATCATTAACAATACAAAAAATATCAATTTTAGTTTTATCAATGGATTCAATTACTTTACGAAAAAAGTCTGGTCGCATATAGGTAATTACACCTAAACCAATTTTCATACAAACTCCTTTTTCAATTTCAATTAACTATAAAATACAACTCAATGAGTCAACTTTTCAACATTAATTATTATGAATAATCTTATGTGACTGCTCCCACGGCTAAAGCCGTGGGCTTTCCCGCTCACTTACGTGGAAAATATTTATTCAGTTCATTAAGTTGTTGACCTTCTTCTTTCATAAATCGTTGCGCATGTTTGGCTATGTCGTTCATTACTTCCTCTTTATACAGATTTAATTTCACTTTGTAAGCGAATAAAATCTCTCTTGTTTAAATTAACAGTTAAGTCTTGAAAAGTGCCAAAATCATTATTTTTAAGTGATTCACGAACACGTGTTGCAGAAATGTTTTCTTTTGAAGACATGTCTCGCTTAATTTCCTCAACTTTAATATCTATATCAAGCTCTTCTTTATATCTATCAACTTGAGATTGATAACCTTTTACTCTATCAGAACCACAAAAAATAGCCTCTATTTCAAAATTTTTATTTCTTGTTCTATCAATAAATTCACCTATAAATGCTGATGGAACTTCTTCAACATATTTAATGTTAGCACTTTTTTCAATCATTTCTTGTTGAATTTTAAATGAGAATGGATTTTTTTCTTTGTCTTGAGAACTTTTTTCACCACGTACAGTAAAAACAAATGGTTCAGCACCTGGATATTTTTTCTGCATTTCTTTGATAATGCCAACATGTGCTTTAGTAATCGGTTGAAATCTTCCCATAAACACAACTGCTGGCTTTTCACCCCTTTTTTTATTGACATCTTTAAGATGAGTTCCAGCTTCATTGAGTTTTAAAAATATTTTAAAACGTCCCATAAAATCTCCTGTTATAATTGGCCAAATAAAGTTTTTACAGCAAACATTTTATTGCTGATATTACGTGAATATTTACCATCACCCAACCACGTAACTGGTTTTTCCAATATTTTTTCAACTTGCTTTTTATCATGAAAATATGAAATACCTTTATTGTGCAAAATATCCTCAACTTTATGAGATGCTTCAATAAACCATCTTTTAGATTTTAACAGTTGGAATAATTTATCTAACAACACTCTTTTTGATTCTTTATTGTTGTCAGAACCAAGTAAAACTATTTTATTTCCAGCTGGAATATTTTTAACGATAATAAAAGCATCTGGTTCAACATCATCATCAATATCTATTAATTTAACAATTCTGTATTTTGATTTCAAATGTTGTATATCATTAAGTGTTAATCCAATTTGTTTATAAGTTATTTCATAAAGTGACCAAAGTTTTTCAATTAATTCATCGTCCATATCATTCATATCAACATCAACCCATTGTTTTTTTGGTAAATCTTGGGCTGTTATTTTTTCTAAAAAAGTTATAAATTTACCCATATTATTTTCTTTGATTAAAAAATCTATTGAATATTTACCAACAGCACAATTGAATGCTTGTATAACTTTTTCTTCGTCGTTACCTACCTTAGCAACAATATCATCATAAACTTTGCGAAAATTGTGCTTAGTAACATCAAAACCGAGTTCCTTCACATAAGCGAGGCACTTTTCATAACTCTCGTCAAGCTGTTCATCTGCAGGAACTTTAGGATACCCCTCTTGCTCTTGTAAATATTGCTTAATTAGTTGTGCTATTCTGTTCATTGGTCCTCCTAAGAAACACTTTTGGCAAAATCAATTGCCATTTGTTTTGCATCTTCTATTGTTTTTGCTGTCCATGATCCTTTACCCCATTTTTTTGGATAGGGCTCAAATATTTTTATAGTAGATATATTTTTATTACCATTTGTATATATGTTATAATCAACCCAAACACCTTTTTCATCATCATTCATACCTTCTTTAATCTTCACATTATGATACAATAATGTATTTTCATACCAATACTTCAATTGTTCACGAAATTCTTTTATATTTGATGGCATGAAATGACAATCGCCCAGCTTGCAAGTACTACCTATTCCGAAACCATTACAAGCTCTGTGTGACCATCCGTACCATTTTTGTTCCTTTTCATTGAAACCAATGGAATAAACACTATGATCTGGAGAGATTTTTTCGAAATGTGTAATTCCATATTTTTGTTTTAACCTATCATTCATAGATTTCACACCTTCTTGTAACGTAATAAAGTCACAATAGGTGCGAAATCTTAAAGGTAATGATTGTTTTATTAATTTCATGTTAAAATTTTTTCTTACGACGTATAACGTTCATAAGTTCTTTTAGAGAAACATCATATCTTTGTGATATTTGTTCCAATACTTTTAGAGCTACTTTAGCTGCTTCATCTTCATTTGATCTACTACCAAAAACTCCCTCATTAACATTAAATTTAACCCAAAAATCTTTTAATTCATTTTCAGCCTCTTCTGAGGCTCGGAGTAGTCCTCCACATTCTGAAATAGAATGTTTCCAAATACTTGATGTTTTATCAACGAGAAACAACTCCTTTTCACCAATCTCACGTTTACAATGTGGACATTCTTCATACGTTTCTTGAATCGTACGAACACGACGTACGATACGTGGAAAATTTTCCATTTGGTCATTTTCAACTAAAAATTGAATAAAACTACCCATTATATACCTCTCTTTAATATTTCAAGTCGCATTTTTTGTTTTGACCCCATCATACCTTTAAATATATGGTTATAATTACCTTGATGTTTACGTGAAATAATATTAAATTGTTTATTTTCATACATTATAGAATATTTACAGAGCCATTTAGCACGTTGACTAATTGACCATTTTGCAAAAGCCCCCTGTGTTTTTTCAATCACTATTTGTTTTAATTGATTCAATATTTCTTTTTCATCTTTAGTAAATTTATTAAAATCAATATACATCTCTGGTTGGACGTAAAATGCATAATCATCTTCAATTATATTTGTCAACAGAGACTCATTTAAAATTACATTTGTTTTCATCATGATGTCCACTTTTTAAGGTAAATTACTATATTTGTAGCAGGTATTTTAATTGACCACAATCATAAACACGAATATAACCTTTTTCAACCATAATTTGTTGTTCAGTTAAATTTGCATTGTGACCCTTCTGTAGTAATTTATGTTTTGAAAAATTATACCTGTGAAATTTTTTATTATTTTTTACATAAAAATAACCCGGTTCAGATATATTTATAATTCTACCTTTATTCATTTTATAAACATTTTGATTTAGTGTTGTCCAACATCTATCAGCATAACTAATTAATTCTGTAATTTTATTTTGTTTGCAACAGAAATTCATTAATTTTGCTAAACCACCAACAACCGACCAATTTAATTTTGAGGCATAACGAACAAGTTCCCACTCTTTTATATTAACACATTTACGAGATTTACCGACTAATATTGCCGCAAACAATTCATCTTTATAAAATAAACCATAGCGAATAGATGTTGGAACATAACCTTGTAAGTGATTGGTGTCAAAAAATTCACGAGCTTGCTTAGCAGTAATTTCTTTAATGTTGCATTTTCTGGCACCAATACTTTTATTTTGATGTATTAAATGTCTAAGACGACTTTGAATTATTTCAGGCTTTGACAACCAATCTACATCCCATATATGAATTAAATGAATGTTTTGATTTTCACATTGTATAGTTTTACGCAAATGATAGCGTTTATCAATTCGATTGTGTTTATCACAATGCCAATACGTTCCATTATACTCAATTGCTAAACGATATTCTGGCAAATATATGTCTAATTCATGACCAGATAATAAAGTTCTATTTGTAGTTTCTACATTTGTATATGTTTTTAAAAAGTCAACTATTTGTTGTTCACCCTTTGAGGTTGTTGTATTTATCCCACATTGTGGACAACCAATACCTTGAATATGATCATTTGGTCGCTGTGAAAAAATGCCGTGAATTAAACATTTGATATTAACTTTAGTGTGAGAATTTTTATATTCAACTTTTGAATAATCATATTTATTTTGATGAACTTGATTAGCTTTTGTTTTGAAAGATAAAAAATCATCTCTATTCTTTTCATAATAACACAACTTACAACCACTACCACGTAAATGATCACTACAAAATTGTTCAAACCAACCATGAATGGGACACCAAATCCGGATTTTTTGTTTTAATGTTTTGTACGTAGTTAAATCATATTGATATTTATTCTGGTGAATTTTATGTGCTTTAACAACAAAATTTTGAAAACGTTGTTGACGCTGTTGTTCTTTTTGTTGCTCAGATTGTTTTATAAAACGTTTGGTTGGTTGGGAAATTAACCCACAATCAATTCTTTTTTTCTGTTTAATGTGGTGAATTTTTTGTCCAGCTTGTAACCGTCCACAAATTGGACAACCAGCTTTTCCAGTTATGTGATTAACTGGTGTTTGCCAAAATTCTCCATGTTCAGGACAAATTATACAAACTTTAGTGTGAGAATTTTTATATTCAACTTTTGAGTAATTGTATTTTTTGTGAAGTAAAATACCTCGTTCAATAAAACAAGTAGACTGATCATTCATTGTGTTTCTCCTGTAAGATTTTTAGTAAAATATAAATTAGAAAGTAATTTGTATACAGGTACAAAAACTGTTGCAACAGCTGTCCTTTCTAATTTAAAAATAAATTATGTCGTCCAAGATCTTTTCATAATACTACGTTGGCGCTTTTTTTGAATCATACTCATTTTACCTTTACGTTTACGAGCAGCTTTAATCGAAGCACGTTTTCTTTTCATAATTTCCTGTGCTGCCATCCGGACTTCCTTACCATGTTTTATCTTATAACCTGGTTTACTACTTTTTCTCTTAATTAAAATCTGACCACCACGAACAACACGTTTACGTACAACAGATTCATCTACATCAGTTGCATCATCTTCATCAATTGGTTCCTCTTCTTCGTCATAATATTCATCAATTGTGTTCCAATCAATGTCTTTGTTATCAGGAATTGTTTCATCACTTTCTTTTAATGCAAAAAGACTTTTTGGAATTTTTTTGATCATATCAATAATCTTTTTCATATTATTTTTAACAAAAACATCCTTCTGTTTTTCAATCCACAAAATAGCTTCCTTTGCATTTTCACTTTGAGAAATAGCTTGATCAACCCAACTTTCCACTGTGCCTGATTCACAAAGTATCTTATGCTCTACTAAATATCTTTGTAAGTTACGTAACATTTTTTTGTCCCTCATTAAAAATTTAATTCTTTTGGTTCATCACCATCTATATTTTCTTCTCCATTCCCATCCCAATATTCAAAACCAGTTGTACCAATTGTATCTGCGAGGTCATCAAGATCAAATTCATCATCATTTATATATGTATTGTCAAAATTAATCATATTTCACCTATTATTTTCTATTTCAAAAACAAAAAATTAATTTTATGTTTAATATTCCATTGCATTTTTTCTTCAAACGGTAGTACAAAAATCCGTACATTATAAGGTTCAATTGTTTCAACTGCAACATCTATTAAACCCCAATTTTTTAAACAGAATGCTATTGCATTTCGACGAGTATAATCTTGTTCAGACATGTTATTATACCCATTAGAACGCATTAATACAAACAATTGTTTAAAATGTATTATATAATATTTATTATCTTTCTCGTATAAATAACAACTGGGAAATACAGTTTTTTCTTTCTTATTTGCTATGCCCATACGAGTAAGTGTTTCTTTAATTACTTTTAAATCAACTTGTGGTGTAATCTCAAGCATCTCAATAATTTTATTATTCATTTCCATACAAACCTCCTTTTTATTTCACCATTATTTATATTTGCACTATAATTCCAGTGAAATGATTTCAAAAGTAGTTGATTCATATGAAAAATTTGACGTAAATACAATTTCTTCATCAGTACCCATATCAAATGAAACCGAACTTACATTCAATGGCCAAACTTCTGTAAAATGTATCATAGCTACTGTAATTTTTTGATTGTTAAGAAAATGCAAAGTTAATCTATGACAAGAATTTTCTCGTAACACCTTTTCTGTCAATGCTTCATTTCCATGTACATTAACTAACTGTGGGTTGCGAAGTTTCATCATCCACTCAAGTAAGAAAAAATAATTTAATCCATCTTCTGATAATTTAAAATCAATTTGAAACTGAGATAAATTATCATTTTGTCTTGAAATTGGATGTCGGATTTGCTCTCCCATAAATGGAGAAAAAGATTCTTCCATATTATAATCAGGAAGGATAAGTGATTTACAATATCCTTCCATATATCTCTGAATTAATTTGGTATCCTTCAACACAGGTATATTAGAAAACGTTACCTTCCAGGAACTTGAATGTGCTGTGTTAGGATATGCCATTATTTAACCTCCAACATTTTTCTTATCTTGAAACCCTTTTATTCTCTTTTACAATATAAGTTCGAAACCTTCTATTTCTTCAATTGTTAAATCATCAGGTAAATATTCATAAATTGGATTGATACAGAATTCAACTTCTTCCTCAAGAAATTTTTCTAATTCTTTTTCTTCTTTATTATAAGCTGCAATAACACTCTTGTATTTTTCAAATAAATCAGATAGTGCTTTTTTAGCTTCTTCTGTTACATCTGGACGAATTTTTATCATGCCATTAATAATAATTGGATTATTTTCTTCATCCTTTACTGCATATTTTGCTGTAAGTAATGAATATTCTTGCTGATATTGAATATATTCCTCACATTTTATTTGTTGAGCTTCATGAATAGCAAATATTTCATCACGTATAGTTAATTTAATCTTTACAAGACCATAAATAAAAAGTTTATTATATTTACCTTTAAAATTTACTATATGATTCCACAATTGTACCAACTGTTTTCTTTTCATTTTAACGTTTTTCATAGTTCATCCTTTCAATTAAAGAGCACCGCCCACTAACCACGACCAACCTGACATTGTATTTACATTTTGTGTTGTCTCGCTTGTTATTCCCCAACCATTCTCATTTGTCCTTATTTCTTCACCTTCTGAAGCAGTTGCACTATCATCAAAAAATCTCTCAATATCAAATCGTCGATCATTATTGTTATTAGTTCTACACACCCATTCTTCACGACCAAAAATAGTACTCTTTTTCTGATTTTCAACAACATTATACCATGCAACAGGTGCTTTAAACGATATTGCTTCATCATCAGTACGTTCTGCTTTATAGAAAGGTGCAAAATAACTTGGAACAGCATCACCAATTGCTAATGTACCTGTATATCTTTCTCGTACAATGTTTATAGAATCTGGTATAATAGTTACTGTTTCATTATCAGGATCATACATTAATGAATTTGGCAATGATGTGCGCATATTTTCTTGATTAACATAATTTGAAATTGTGTTAATTGCAATGACACCTGGAGTATTAATTCCCCAATACTGCTCTTCTTCAAATACTTGATTTGTTCTATGTTTAAAACCTATATCCGCTCCATCAAATAAAAATATTGATTCGGAACCTAAATTTGCTCCATTATAATTACCAATAACACCTTTAAACATATTTTCCCAAGCATTGGTGCCATAACGAAACGTTGGTGCTTTTACATTTTGTGGCCAAAATGTATTAAATTCAGCCATAATTTGTTGTTCTAAAGTTGAACGATCACCAAGTGGTTTAGATCCAATTTCAATAACTCTTTTTAGTTGTATTAGTGCCTTAGTATTAATTTGCACACTAAATGTATTTGAAATAATGTTTGTTATTGTCCAATTTTCAAGATCACTTAAATTTATAATATCGCCGTCATACCACGTTGCATGAACTTTAATAGGAACAACATCGTTTAATCCTAATGTTGTGCCAATATGTGGTACACGATGAATCAAAGAAGTGTTATCAATATCTTGTTGATCCCAATTTAAAGATCCAGGACCGTATGGTTTTCCTACAATCGTGTGATCAGATTCTGTTGTTGCAGAAAGTGAAGTAGAAGTGTGATTCGATACAACCAAATCAATTGTTTCATCAATAGCTAAATTAGATGGTGATGATTCGTTATTACGAAAATTCAAAAATTCCAGTGACAAATTTTTCTCTACACCAAAAAAATTCGATAATGATTGTTGTGTTTTTGTATTGTCTGAATACTTTATTGAAATATAACATCCTGCCCCTTCTGCAGGCATCTTTAATACTAAACCTTTAAGTTGTAATTTCATCAATACTGTATTAGCACCAATGTGAGCAATAGATACGTTAGCAATTTCTAATTTCTTATTTGTTGTTAAAGATGATGAATTGCCATTTACATCACTAACTTCTACGTTAGAAGAAGTAAAATCAATTTCTGAATCATCATAAGCACTTTTAATCCACTCTCCAAGAGAAAAACCATTAAAATATCGTGCCCACATGTTATTAAATTTAGCCTGTTTATCACCAAAATTAATGTCATCAACAGTGTATGTACCATCTTCTTCTAATGTGTGAGATGGCCATATTGAAGAATGTAGTTGAATAATTGGTGTTACTTGATTTTGGTCTCCATATATATTTTTAACATAAAGATTATTCCACGCAACAATTGATGAACCAAGTGCATATTGTCCATTATCTAATGGTGCGACATTACCCTTAACAAATACTGAATTTTCATCTGTTCCTTCAGTAACAAGATGAATTTTTTTACCTTGAATATTTATACCACCCAAACCCAAAATTGTGATTCTTGAGCTACGAAATCCAACATTTTCAGTCGGAATATTGTTTGTTGCAACTCCATTTAACACTTCCCATACAGCTTCATGAGTATCGCCACTTGTTTGAATTGTATCCAATGCATTGCTACCAGAAAAAATAAGTCCGGCAACAATCCACATATCAGAAGCATCATCAGTTGAACCACCATTTTTAGTAGTTATAATAAGTGGTTGATTTTTTCGAATAAGATCACCACCAGTAAAGTGACCAGCTGCATCTTTACTTGTATCAAAATCCGGTTCCTCTATTCTAACACCTAAACCACTCGTACCTGTTCGTTGATTTTCTATAAATATACCATCAACACCACCAAGAAGAATTAAACTATCATCAATATCTATACTTGGTTTGTTACCATTTGAGCGAATTTTAACAAGACCACTTCCATATGTTGATGCATCAATAAATAAATCACCAGAAATCGTACACATCATAGTTACACGTTTACGAATAGTTTCTGAACCTGAATTATTAATATACTGAAGAGCAATTTGTGGCATTTCACGTTCACGTGCTGATAAACTACCAACAATATTGTGTTGTGTTGATATTACCATTTTTCCAGCACAAAAATCTTCTGGACGATATGCATGTGAAATAAAAATATCGCCATTGAAATGTAGGCCATAACCTGATAATTCATTAACAGGATCACTTACTTCAACTGGCATCCAGTAATCACCAGAGGTACCATAAAGCAAATTATTAAAATCAATAGCTGTTGGAGAAATATCAAGTTGAAAATCAACTACAACATCATCAACACCACCTTCTCTAAAATTTGTTTTAATTTGTGTTGGAAATATAACCATTGCAAAAAGAGTAGGTTCTTGACTTTCACCACTAAGTTCGGTTCCATTTGAATCTACTTGAACAGCATATAAAGCAATTTTATTAAATTTAAATTGTCCAACATCTTCGTTAATACGTGCTTGCCATGATCCACGACTACGACCATCAGAACCAAGAAATGCACCGTATGTTATGTTTGTAAAATATTTTGAGCGATCAGTTGTTGTTTGTGGATTATTTGTTGAATCATTGTTGGCAATTGTGACAGCATTATATAATATCCATGCTGTAGATGATTGACCTGGAAGGTCTGCATTATCAGCAGAAACCCAATCCCACATCGGAACTCCATTACGAAGATTTACTGGCATTGAAATATTATGTTTTGGACTTGATATAGTAATGGTGCCAGTACCGCCAGCTCCTGCAGCAGATACAACCCAAAATTCATCAGCGTCTGTTAATGAATAAGCACCCACCACGTCTTTCCACAAACGCTCTCCAGTTGGATATGTTGCATCAAAACCTTCTACTGAAGAAATTTCATTAACACTCCAACCTTCAATACCAGTAGGATCAGGTATAATGTTTTCATCAATTCTGTAATCATAAACTGGTATAAACCGATTTATCTTTATAAAGTGGCCGTTTTCTGAAGCCTGTGCTGCAGTATTCAACCCTGCTGATGTAACGATTGCATAATTCATGTAGGTTCCTCAATTAAAGATTGTTAATAACTTAAAGGCATCTTTCTTATTATTTATGTATTTGCTTTTAAGTATCATTTATATTATAGGTATGGATTAGTCCATCCATACCAATCAGCATTTCTTTCACCACTTGGAATTCGAATATATTTTCGAACTCTTGTAATGGCACGTGCATATGCATGAACAACACCGTCAATATATGCTTGAACTCCTTCAAAAACTGTATTGATAGGTCGTATACTATCAATTGCACGAATAATTGTGTTTTGTTTTTCAATATTAAAAGAAAAATTTGTTGCACTTCGACGAACATCAAACCAAATTGCAAAGTGTGGTGTTGGATACCAACTATCAGGAATATTATCTAAATTTTCTCGCATAACTGGTGTATTAGTACCACTCGTAAAATATTCAGGTTGTGATAGTTGCCAATCAGCTTTATAGTCTCTTGTATAAAAATTAAGAATATCACCAACAAGTCCAAATGAAAACAACATCACCTTTATTGCATTATGAGTTGTTTTTATTTTATACCAATTCGGTAAATTTTGAACCATAAATCGCAAATATCTATCAGCTTCAACTTCACTACACTCACCACTTGTTGTTTCACCAAGGTTACCTATTTCCTGACGATTAATTGTTACATCATAACCTAAATTTGACGCAAAAAATTGAATAAATTCAATGTCTATTAATTCAGGATCATGTGTTTCAGTTAAACGAAATATTTTTTCAAGAATTGAAATAGTTCTTGTTTGATCCCAAGCAGAACACATATTACAAGCATCTGTCGTTGTGCTAATTGTTGGTTCTATATATGTATATTCTTCAACACTAATATCAGCTGTAACAGCAGCACCACTTGTACCAGAAGCTTCTGTATATGCACTCGTATTTACAGTTACACCACAAACACCAGCATAAAGTGTATTAAGGAAATTTTCGAAAAATTGTGTGAATTGAAGTGTGTCATGCTCACGTACATAATCAGGTAAAAATGATGTTAAATCAATTTGTCTGCATTTTCCAAAACGTGCAACAGCTTGTCCACATAAATTAATATAATCAGCAGAAACAACACATTCCGTTGTTGTTGCGGTAGTGAAAGTTGGCCAAACTTCTATAGTTGATGTGGCAACACCAGTACCACAAATGGCTCCATAAGCAGTTACCATTATTGTATACGTTGTAGGAACAGTTAAATTTGTCCACACATGTTGTTCATTATCTGTTCCACCGAATGTAAATTCACCATCTCCCCAACTCCAATCAAACGATGTTGCTGATTCTTCGTTTGTTATCAATGCTTGTATAAGAACAGCTTGATCTTGTTGTACTAATGGTTCTGTTACAAATATAGAAACTGTTGGTGCATGTGTACAAACAATTTCTTCTTCAGCTGTTGTAAAATCTAATACAGGGGTTGTTATTGCACCAAAAAAGTCATTATATTCACCAGCTGTCCAATTCTCAAAAACAAAACTACTATCATCTTTGATCAAAAAATGTGAAATGCCAGTCGGCGGATTATCATTGTAAGCAATAGTATTTATAGCACTAAGATTTGCATAACCACCCCAAAGAATCGAATTGTTGTCCCAACTACCAACAGCATACCACGTTGACCGGTTTTTATATCCAGAATACCAAGTCGATTGATGTAATAATTCTTCAACTGACAAATATGGTGAAAATGTTGCAGATGTTGTATAATTAAAGACAGCTTTTAAAATAATTTCTTGACCAGCTATTGCATTCGTAAATCCTGTTAATGGTATAGTAGTCGTACTTGAGGCTGCTGAAACTGCGTAAAGTAAAATATCATTTACGCCAGTACGTGTTTCATGATCAATAGTTGACGCTAATAATGTATCATTGTCATCATCAACACACAAATATAAATTTATATAAGAAGATCCAGTACCAAATGAAAATGTTAAAGCACTTAGATTTTGTTGTTGTGGTAAAATAAATGCACAATTACCCTGATGTGCAGATGTAATTGATACGAATGAATTACCACGAGCCAAAAGCTGTCCTGATGGTAAAACTGCAAAGGCTTTATCAGGTTGAGTTGGATAATTTTGATCAATCTTACCAATATAAATAGGTGCTATATCTCCAGATACCTGAAAAATTTTACCACCATTTATATAAGAAGATGTGTATGGAGCACCTGCAGCCGATAATTCTTTATTTGCAAAATCTAAGTATTGACCACGATTATAAAAACCAGAATCAGCCCAATAAGTGCCATCTGGTGGTCTTCCACCATAAGCTTCAAATATAACACCAGCAGACAATGCGTACGCATACGTTTCTGCAGACGTTGGATCGACTCTAAATTGACATAATACTAAATCTGTTGCAGACGTAAAAGTTGTATAATTCATTATCTCTCCTTACACTGGTGCAATTTGTACACACAAACGTACATCAAATGATCGTCCAGCTCCACCTTGATAGACGTGTGAAATAGTACTTGATGGTTCACCACCACATTCAGAAACAACACCATCTTCAGGATTGCTATAATTAGCATAATCAAACCACCATTTATATTCTGTTATTCTATATCTATCAATATATGCAGGATGCCATTCAACAAATGCTTCAAAATCAACACAAAGAGGAGAAATTCCTTTTCGTGGAGTACCAACAAACCAAATACGCAGACCGTTAAAAATATAAACTGATGGAGAAAATGCACGTATTAGTAAAAATGATGCTGTGCTCGGTACACTTGCAGATGATGATTGTTCACCATAGACGGTTGGTGTATAAGCAGCAATCTCCATCATGTTTGGTAAAAATGTTGATGATACATCAATTGGACCAAAATAAAACGCACCAATATGACCAATAGTTACTTCATTGGCAATTATAATACCTGAACAATTGATTGCTGCTGTTGTTTCAGATGTTGCATTATAAGGTAAACCTTCATCAGCACTGAAACCAATAAAACCAATACCGTTATCAGTATAAGTGTCCGTGTAAACCCAAAGATCACCTGAAAATGTTTGTGTGTTTGCAAACCACGTCCATTCTGTTTCTTGACATCTACGATATGCAGCTGAAATTTCACCATCTATTCTTTGAACTTTTAACCATATACAATTCCATGCTGATGCGGCTACACTTGTAGTTTCATCAGCATCCGATTTTGTATCCCAGTGCAAAGTACCACCCATCCACCAATGTTCAACAATAAGTGTACCGGTATCTCCATATGCAGATGTAAAATAAAAATGATGTGAATCTCCACCTGCTGCAGCGTTCCACATAATTGTTGTTTCAAAATTAAAATCTCCACCTATATAGTCAGCAGATGCAATAATCCAATCCGGTGTTGAACCATTCATAAATGTACCATAAGCACCACAGCACGCACTATATAACTGTCCTGAAGCATTTAAAACTCCCCCAAAAAGTGCTCCTGCAGAAAAATTTGGATCCCATGCTGGATCCATAGCTGTTGCTTGACCTTGAATTGTATTAAAATCTTCTTCAATATATGTTGCGTATGGTGCAACATCAGCCGACATACCTGTTATAATTAATTGAACTGTAAAATTTCCAGCTGATGTAAACACATGCGTTATTGAAGCTGATGTTGTTGATGAAACATCTCCATCACCAAAATTCCACGTATACAACTTATCAGTAAGAGTTGATCCTCTTTCAGTAGTAAAAATAACTGTAAGAGGAATGGTTCCAGCTGAAACGTCAGCTGAAAAACAAGATGATGTGGAAAGAAAATAAAAGGCTCCCACACCATTTCTTGTCAAACCTCCTATACCAGTAGGATAATCAGTGAAATCATCATAAGCCACAACAGTAATATTATAATCATAATATATAAAATCATTTTTATCAAAAGTACTAATATCAATAGTATCTGGAATTGTTGATAAAGCAGTAGATTCATACACATTACCACTCAATGTACAATCACCTAAATTAACTTCAGTTAAATTTGTTTCTGTATTTTGAATAGTGATAGCTGATGTAGCGTAATTATCAAAATCATAACTTATTCCTGCCTTAAAAATACAGTTTTGAATTGTGATGGGAGCAGTACCCCACTGAAAAGTATTATTTACATCACCAGTATTTATAACAATATTGCAGCCGTAAAAAAATTTACGATTATTAGCTCCATCTCCATAAAAAAGATGAGGATAATTCACATCAGACATTAACAAATAAATTTGTGAATTATAAAAGGTAACATCTTTAACAGCTGTTACTGGTAATATTGGTGTTCGCATTAATGCTGCACCAATGTCATTACCACTTAATGATATTAAAGCATCTCGAATAGTAATATTTGTGTATTTGGTATCATCATAAATAAAACTATTAAAACTATCTACATCTGAATCAGCTGATGTGATACCAACTCTCCACAAACCATTAGCTGAAAGATTCCATGCTTCAAAAATATATTCACCAATATCTGTACCAGAATAAAGAAAGTTTGCAAACTCTTCAATCCAAACCGAACTATTTGCCGAAGTAAATAAACCACCAATAGCAGATGTTATATTAATTGATCCTTTAAATTTCCATGTTTCCCAACCATGATAAATTTGTGTTGCTAAAAAGAATTGAGCATAATTAAACGGATCATCTTCACTACCACGAGCTGATAAATTGACTGTGTTTCCAGCAAGCGATGTGTTAAATACGTCTGGATTTGCTAAATCTAAATCAACATAATAAGGTCCACCAAAATAAAAAGCACCCACACCACGTCGTGGAGTGCCTTTAAATCCATATCCATATCTATAACTCCATGACGCACCATTGATGTAACCTGAAGTTGAAAATGCCGATGAAACATATGTTGTATACATATTCCATAATGATATATTGCCACTCAAAGTATTATCTGTGCTAAAAGCAGTAAAATTTAATAATTCTCTAACAGCATCACCTGAAAGAGTTTGTAATTCGGTTGAAGATGGAAAAGATGCTCCAATAATAGCGTCATAAATATTATTTTCATTATCAATATCTGTAAAAGTATTTGGAGAATTAGCTGTTAATTCATCTATGTTAGAAATACCAACTATTGAACAACCACGTAATTGTAAGTGTGTGTCAGCCATGCTTGCTGAAATAGTTGTACCACTTGTCAACAAACAATTTTCAAATTCATATTGTCCTTTATAATTTATATCAATACCTTTAGCATTGATAGTACAACCACAAAAATCAAAGCCAGTTCCATTTACACCAACATTATATGTACCCTCAATTGTTAATATTTCATCACCTCGAATAATTAAACAATTGATAAGTGTTAATGTAGAATCAAACCCATCATCATTTTGACGAATAGCAGCAACATTTGTTATCATATTTTGAATTTCAACATTACCAACAGCTGCAGAAGTAGAACTTGAAAAAATCATTTGGTAACTATCTGTAAAATCTAAAATAAAAGAATTACCATCCCAACCATAAAAATCAATACTTACAGGAGTGACACTACCATCAGCACTAAAAATAAGGTTTTGAGAAACCTGTCTGTAGCCTTTCATGTAATAACTATCATTACTTAGTGGTAAAACACCTGATAATGTGCGTGCAGAAAATTCATTCCAACCCCAATAATTTGTTGGTGAAGTGCCATCACCAACACCATTATCTTCTGTAATATTTACGTAATAATTAGCCATTTATTGTTTCCTCTTAATGTCGTTTTATCCACATTTCATTTTGTGTATCATCGCCGTGCATTAAATTATTATCTCCATCAATATCACCAATTTTACGAACCATAAGTTGGTAATTAAATGCAATAATTTCATATAATCCTCTATACATACTAAGAAATGCATCAATAGCAACATGTGGATGAATGAAATTTATCCGTGGTTTTTTAAATTCTTTATGCATAATGTAAAACCATGGATCTTGTGCTTGCATTTCATAATCATCAAATAATAAAAAACCATTATTATTAAGAATTCGCCAAGACAATACTAAATCTTCCAATACACCTTTGGCATTATGATCACCATCAATATATATGAAATCAAAAGTATGATAATTAACAATATATCGGTTTAAAACATTAAATGATTTCCCCTCTTCAACATTGACCCATTGTCTTGAATTAGATAAATTATGAATTAAATTGAGCTTAATATCAGGTTCAACAATAGTCAAAGAGCCGCTGAGAGGTTGAACAATATTTTCAATTAACCACAATGAAGTACGACCCTCCAAACCACCAATTTCTAAACAACGAGGATTTTTAACATCTTGCATACATAATTTCAACATGTTAAAATTTTTTTCATGGTCTTCGTTCCAAAAACTGGGAAAATCAAATTTTTTCATAAATAATTTCCTTTCAATGTTTGCACGACTGACCAAGTGGTCTATCACGTTCAAATGTACCTCTATATATTTTTTCTACACCTCTAACATCTCGTTGACCCGATCCATCTTCCATTCGACAAACTTTATAATCAGGATGAAACCAATTTTCTTGAATATTACCAATAACTACAGGATCGATCCAACAAGCAACAACATCTCCAGACCATTCATCATAACCTCTAATACCAAATGTACGAAATCCTTTTAAACAACAACAAGGTTGATCAAGTGGGTGTTTATATTCTGAATCAATAAGCATTTTATCTGTTGTGCTATATTTTTGATACTCAGTAAAATTAGCACCTCTATTATCACCTTTATAATCTTGAATTTTAAATAGTATTTTCCATGAATTCCATTTAAATTTATTTTGAATAATTGCTAATTTATCTTCTACACGAAATAATTCTTTTACATATACTTTTCCTGGCAACCATTCTGCGATCTTTTTAACATTACTTTCAAAAATTTTTGTTTGTTCTTCATTGAGCATTTTACGATGATAAGTAAAACCAATTCTCCAAATTTTTTTTCCATGTGTTTTAATAATGTATTCGTAGTCTTTTAATTGACACATTCCATTTGAAAGAAGATCAAATTCTTCTTTATCGTTTTGTAACGATAACATAATATTATTAACTAATTCTACATTTGGTCCAAAAAACGTTTCTCCACCATGTAAATTTAAAACAATTCGATTTGCATCTTTGATATGAGTGTTTCTAAAACATTTGTATTCATCAATTGTAAATTTACATTCTCTTCGACCATTTTCAAATGGATGTTTGTGTTTAAAATAATCTGTATGAAAACAATAATAACATTGCAAATTACAATCAAAGTGAATTGGATAATCAATTCGATACTCCATAAACAACTCCTTTCAATACATCATTTATTGGTATTTATAATTCGCTTGGTGGTATATAAGAAGCACGATCATAACCAAACAAACCAGTTTTATATTTTGAATATATTGGTGCGTTAACACCTGGATTTGGTGGACGTGTAATTCCTATAAATGGTGCAAAATAATTACGATGAGAAATAATCCATGCAAGTGTTTCACCATATCCATAATCATTAATTTTCAATGGCCAGTGAGCTGGTGCATTCCAATTATATTGTTCTTTACCATCAGTTGAAACTGTTTGAAAAACACCTTGTACTGCAGCAGATGATTCTGCAAAAGTACAACTATCAATTCTTGCAACAGCTGATAAAAATGACGTGCTACTAACAGAGATAAAATTTTCAAATACACAATCCTGTAAATATAAGTCATAAGCAGTATCTGTTTCAACATCATTAAAACCACCACTTGCAAAAAATGTACAACCTGCATAATATGTGTTATTAACAAATGTTGCAGTCGTAGCTGTTGTTTGGCCTTGTTCATATATACCAAATGTTCCATTAGCTTTTGCAAATGATATGGTACCATCAATACCATTTTCAACCACATACATATTATAGCAAGGACCAATTATCAAGGAGCCACCAATTTTTCCAACTGCTGATGGTTTTGAATAAATCATACCATTAACTAATACTGTTTTACTAAGATTAACTGAATACAACCCATTAAGTGCAAAAACCCACGGTCCATAAGTTAATAAATCCCAGTCTTGAATAGTAAATTGTTTATCAGCAGCTGTTAAAGCATTTATACCAACAAAATCATTAATATCTCTTAATCCTTTAAGTCGATAAACTGTACCAGATATTCCTGTTCCACCGTATTTAATTTGATTGATAAATTCACTCCAACACAATGGTGTTGCTGACGTTCCATCATAACCAGTATTTACATCATTAGATGTATCAATATCAACATAAATATTTTCATATGCTAATGGTGATGAATAAGAAACAGTAAAAGCAGCACTCGTTGCATTATTATAAAGTTCTTGTTCTGGTATTGATGTATTGTGTGAAACCCATGCTTCAATTACATAATCACCATCATATAATCCATAGAAAAAATCACGAATGGGCAGAGAAGGATTATAAAATACCCGAGTATCAATAAGTGTTCCATCAGCTTCTAATAAATTAACAATTAAATTTGCAGCACCACTTAAATTAGAATTGCCAGATGTTGAATTTATCTCTGTGCACGCAAAATATATATTTTCACCAGTTTGAAATGTTGTTTTTTCTATATAAGATGAATTTGTAGGAATAACATTAGCTGATAATGGATAATCAAATATAATTAGTGGATTTTCATATTGTAATCGACTACTTTGATACCATTTATTTGGCGAAAATATATAACCTCCAACATAATATTCTTCATTTATTTGATATGGTTTAGATGAAGAATAAGAAGCAGGATTTGGAATTGTATCTGGAAAGGATAAATCTGCTGAAAAAATAAATTCATGTTCAGTTGCAGTTGTTTCATTTGTTGAAGCATAATGAGCATAATATGTTTTTGTTGATAAAGTTGTGGCAGCAGCAGGTTCAACTGACATTGTTACAGTTGTTGCAGAAATATCGTCATAATAACCTGATGTAGGTCCAGCAGAAATCGTTCCAAGTGTTTCAGGAAAATATAATGCACCAACTCCATCTCGTCGTCCACCATATAAATTACCAGCATTTTCGCTATTACTTTTATTAGTAAATGTATAAGAAATAACACCTGTTGCTGTAATAGTATTCCAATCAGCTGATAAATAATTAATATCTGAAGAATTTATAGCGGAAATATCATAATTTATAATATCTGGAGGTGTCCAATTTTCTTGAGGATTTTGAATATATGACATCCAATTTTTAGGTGGATAATATGGCGATGGTGTTATATCAGCACAAAAATCACTTTCTTCTCTATCTAATACACTACCTTCAATAAATAAATAATTCATATTAGTTGGAAAACCAATCATTTCAGCAACAAAAATAGTATTACGCATATACAAAGTATTTTGTTGTAAATATAAACCTGGATTTGAACCTCCAGACAAAAGCACTACTGAACCATTAAAATTACCATAAAGCCACGATTGTTGTGAATGCATTTGTTTTGCATTTATCCACATATCTTCTATTTTCCAAACACCACCCAAATATGGGGAATCAACGACAGTATTTTTTAACCATAAACTATAACATTGAATTCGACCATCTTGTAATACAAAATTATCAAATGTATTATCACCAGAGAATTCTAAGAAACCAAATTCTGCTGACAACACGATTGACCATGGTGTTGCTCCCTCAGTTGGCCACTGAGCAAGAAGAATAAACATGTTACCAGTTCCCTTATATGAATCATCACCACCATTACTAACTGGCAAACTTAAAATCGAATCACTTACAACACGATCACCACTTAAATAGTATGTTTTATTGTCTGTGGCTAAACCACCTGATAAATGGTCAATAAATGAATTCCAATCCCATGGCAAAATAGATGTGCCAAAACCAGTCGTGCCATCATATGAATTATCAATATTAACATAGTATTGCATGTTATTACCTTATATATTGTGTTTGCGTATTCATCCAAAGTTGAATTATTTCATTACCAATAGTATAACCACCACCAACATTAGTTTCAATTTCTTGATTATTTACATTATTAGTTGCTTTTTCAACTGCAATGTTTCCATAGCTGTCTATCATGTTATATCGAATAATCCAAGCAAGATCTTTATGAATAAAATTAACAAGCTCGTAAAAATCTGGTGATTCTTCAAATTTCCAATTATCTGAATTAATAATATCTTGACTTGCAAATAAATTATACATGTTATAAATTAATTCATAATAAAATGATCTTTCTGTAATTTCAGCTGCGAACCCTTCCCCAATTGTTTGCATATTATAAATTAAACGATCTGCATATAAAATACCATGACCAGTACCTCTTTCACCTCTTAGTATATCTTCATAATCTTGATTAGCTACTGCACCTAAAGCTATTTGTCGTTCAGCTTTTGTCTTAGTTGAAACAGATGAAGGCGAATCTTTTGTATATTTATTAAGATATGCAGTTAAACTATTTAAAATTATATCGTGAATTGTTTCACTATCATGTTCACTCCAATTACTATAAAAGTCTGATAAGTAATTTTCAAAGTCACTAAAATTAAACCACGTATCTTGTCCTGCAGGAGGACTTTCTACACGAGGTGCTAATTTAATATCAGCTCGCACAACATCTGGAAACGATTCAATTAATTCAATTATATTTGAAATATAAATTGGTTTATTAAAATCAGCATTTTTATCAGCCCATGTATAAATTTTGTTTTTAATATTTGTGTGTAAAACATCTTTATCTACAAGTGATCGACAATATATTGTTCCATTGATATTAAAAGTATGAATAATTGGCGACACATAAATATTTTTTACAGTAAGTTGACAACGTTGATCAAGCTGTCGTACAACTTGATTAACCTTATCACTATATTGAAATGCTTTACCAACAAATGCATAAGTATTTTCATATGAACCATCTCCTAAACCAAAAATATTATAATTAGTTGCAGTTGTTGCCAATGAATAATCATATGCCAAACCATCCCATATTTTTTCAATCTTATATTTATTATCAATAAGTTTAATTTCAAAATGATCTGTTATATAAGCAACAGACACGTATGAAAATGGTTCAAAATCATCAATAGCAGCTGAAAAAATCGATTCATCACGTAACACGTCTTGAATTCGTTGAGCTATTGCATCATAACTTGTTTGATTGATTGCAGCAATAGTTTGGCCAGCAGCTGACATATTAATTGTATATGTATCTTCGCTATCAATTTCTGTAAGTGTTACTGCCCATTTAATATTATCTCCTGCTGTTTTATATGCAAAATCAGAAAATGAAGGATACAACACAGCGTCGCCAACAATTCGTTGACTTGTGAGAGCGTCTCCTTCTGATGATTGTTTCTGATATTTTATCTGTTGTACAATATTTTGAGCAACAAAAACATTCATATAATTTTGTGCAGGAATAAGTTCATCAGAATCTTCAACATCGAGAGTGACTTCACGTGTGTCTTCTATAGGACTAAATTCAGCAAGATCAATGCTTGTGTTATATAAAGAACCCAAACAACTAAAAAGGACTACATTAAATAATTTCTTTATTGCAAGAACTGATTCATTTGAATCATCATTATCAATTGCTTGAATGTTTTGATTATATACTTCTTCTTGTTCACCCCATGCAATTGCATTACGAATAACTATAGGACTTGAAAGAGTTTTAAGATAATCCTGATAATCTTTTTTTGTTACTACACGATCAAGTGAATAATAAATTGAAGGAGCATTTGTTTTAATAGCTTCAATACTCTCAAGGTCAGAACCACCAATAATATTTGAATAAAATTCAAACTGCACTACGTTAGAAATATCTTTTCCAGTAATGGTTTTAATTGCTTTACCAACTTGTAATTTATTACCTATAACACCAGCCTTATTTGCTTTTGAACCAATAGTTGCAAGATATTGTAAATATATTGTTTGTGAAGTAGTGTCAAGACCCTTTGCTGCATATTTTCCATCACCAAATTTAAGATCAATGCCTTCGTCTGTTGAAGTGCGAATTAAACATATTTTTTGAGCTACTGGATCTTGAAAATTAAAATTTTGTAATGATTCAATCTTTAATAAAGAACGACGATCGATTTCATAAATATTATCTTCTTCAAATGCTTCCTGTTGTGTAGTACCTATACCAACCTTTGTAATGTTTCCATCGCTATAATCTTGTTCACCATACATATTACTAAATTCTTTGTCTGTAATTCGATATGTTTGAAATATTTGACTAACTTGATTGCTGGTATTTCCAGGAATTTTTGCACTTTTAATTTCACCTTGAATTAATGTAATACGTTCTTCTGTTGTACTTGCAGTAAGTTCATTTTCTACAATTTCAGTGTTAAGATCAGCACCAGCTGCAATATCTGCAGAAGTAATTGTATATTCAAACATTGTTTTAAGTATAAAAGGATTACCTTCACCCGTAAAAGCCGTGTATTGTGGAATTTGAATTTTATCACCAGCAACCACACCAGTTGCAGCAAGATCACCCTTCAAACGAACTTTGATACGTGCTTCTGCAGGAACACGACGTTGTATATCATAAGCAAGTTGACGAGCAAGTAAAATAACTGAACTCTTTAAACGAGCTGTATCAAAATAGCATTCTTCAGCACGACGTTCAATATAATGATTGCACAAATCAACAGCACCTGCAAAAATTTCAATCATTGTCTGAGCGATGGCCGATTCACGAAAGTTATCAAAGTCAGGATCAGCAGCGAGCTTCTGGTTGACCTTAGTTATTATATCACTATATGTAAGGCCTGTATAATCAAGAAAATTACGACTTTGTAACAATTTGTTAAGAAGCAACTGTTCTTTTGTTTCTTGTAATGTTGCCATTATTTTATCCTCTCATCAAGTTATTTTTCATGCGAATATTTTTTTCTCCCACACAGCTGTTTTTCCATTACGAAGAATAATATATGGAAGAGACAATCGAATAGCATTTTGATCAGTAAATACTGTAATAGAAGCACTGTTTTCTAATAATCGAATACGATCTTCCCAACGTTTGATAGCTGCAATACATCCATTTAATAAATCTTCTGCAGTACTTTTATTCATATTTTCAAACATCTGAGTCCACAACGGTGAACCAAAACTCAAATTAAAAAGACGTTCATTGTATGATGTTGCCAATATCATTTCAATACTTTGACTAATAACTTCTTCATCACGTATTTCACCCCTACGAATTACATCTTTATGTAAATCATATGCCCAAGAATCACTAAACTCTTTTGGTTCTATAAATGGCATAATAACTCCTTTTTCATAGTACTTATTTTATTTCAGTTCCCTGTGCTACTTCTTGTGCTTTAATTATTTCTCGTTCAACTTTATTTTGTACTAATACAACATTAAGTGCAGCTAAAAATGTATTCATTTGAGCATTTGTTACTGGTACTTGAGGTTGTGCAGATGGAAACGTTGCCAACTGTGTTGTAAGTGTTGTAATTAAAGTATCAAACATCGTACTATGATTATCAATGCGATCTTTAAATATAATTTCAACCTTTTCTATCAAATAACTTAATGTTTCACGTACAATAATTTCAATAAGAGCATCAATTCCAACTTGATCACCTGTTGAATATACAAGCTGATATGTTGGTTTTCTTGCATTTATTGAAATGTTTGGTACCGCATCAGGATGTTTTAAAGCTGGTGTTTGGTCAGATTTTGTTACTGCACCAGTTTCCTGATTAATTTCAATTTTGCCGTCTTTTAACGTTGTTGCTTCTAATGCAGTAATGATTCTTGTTTTCAATGTTTCAGCATCGTTTTGAATTGCCATTATTAAACTCCCGGTGCTACTTTTTGTCCTTGAAGAATAGCTCCACTATATGGACATGTAGGAATAGCACAAAACGGTCCTTGACCGTTTGGTATTACTGCAATGCCCTTATCTTCAAGAAATAAAGCATGATCAATTACAATATTGCCCAATACATCAAAAGTAATGGTTGAACCAGATTTATGTTCAAGTTTCATTTCATCGGTAGTACCATTATATGTCCATGTTGTACCACTTCGGTGTTCAAAAACAATATCACCGTTTGAGCGATCGAAAGTTAAAACATCACCGTCATCTGTTGAGAACAACACCATATTGTCGGGATAGTGAATATCTTTTTGTAAAGGCAATTTCCCACTCTCAAAAACCTTTGTAGTATAACGTGGAAGATAAATATCACCTTGATCAAAATATACCTTTACAATTGCATCAATAGGTGGTACCACAAATGAACCAATAGTACTTCCAATAAAATTAAAATCTGGTGTTGCCCACGGTATATCATTATCATTAATTTCATCACCATAAACACCAAAAACTCGAATTCTACAACGACCATTTTTATTTGGATCATTGTTATTTATAACCTTACCACTGTAAAACGACTCTCTTTGCTGTTTTTCTGCCCGATCTATAAATTCACGAAGTAATTTATTAACATTTTCGTCGAGTTTTTCACGTATATTGATATTCATTAAATCCTCGTTTGTACTATTGTTGCTTGATTCATTCCAGAACGGTGAAGTGAAATACGTTTACGATATAACATACCTTTACTTACATTATGTGTGATACCTCCTACAATATACTCACCAGAATAAACATCATTCATATCAGCATTGACAAGAGAAGGAACAACAACATCAATGAGATCCATTAATTGAACATTCATTACCGGATTAATTGCTAACACCATTGATTGTCCGAAAAATCCTACACGCAATTGTTGATTACGAACAACAGCTTCAAAATAATCATCATGAACATTTTCATTAATCATACCAAATTGTTGATGATTAGTCAGTTGTTCAGGATTTGTTTTGGTGGTGATATCACCTAACTGAAAATCAACTACTGATGTTTTACGTTGATTTAATTTTTGATCATAATAATCAAGTGCAAAACCTGACCCACCCATTTTGTGTAAAAAACCATTAATATTAACCATATCATAAGAATTAAACCATATAATTTCGTCATCACCATTATTTAACTGTGATAATGGTAATGCAAAATTATTCAGACTGTACATTGCACGAGTAATATTAGAATTTATAGTTGCATTTCGTAACGATTTCACAACAATTTGATTTGTTGTGTTACCATAACAAAATATTGTATCACCACTTTTACTTGAACGATCAAGTATGTGTTTAAACATTTTAAAATTATCTATATTGAGCTGAAGCCATGTCATTCTATCTGTAACTGAAATATTATCTGGATTTGAAAAAGCAATATCAACCTCTCCAGCTAATTGTTGAAAAGCATCAATAGATGAACTATTATTGATACTACGATTTCTTATTTTAAACATGTCAGTAGATTTCATTAAACCTGTGATACTCACGTTTGACATTTTATTATCACTAAGAATATCTACAGCTACATTTTGTACATCAAATGACATTGTCAACATATCTTGATCCTCGTCACTATTACCTATTATAATGTTAACAACAGAACCCTCTTTCACTGGATATCCTTCAGTTAATACACCATCATCCATAATGATTAATTCCATACGTGGAAGTATATCAAATACCCATTCTCTAATAGTTAATGAGAGAATGTTACTTGGAACCATCTCAACATCATCAATATCAATTTGACAGTAGAAGTTTTGTCGATTTGTTGTATTAACTGGTTGATGAATTTTTGCCATTTATTTCTCCAAAAAACATTAAGTTTTTTTTGCCAAAAAACTTCTAACAGTCAAGAAATAATCGTTTATATCTTGCACATCTGGTACCTGAAGTATTTGTCCAATTTCCATATCATTCCACACATCATCGATTTTGTTGAAACGACAAACTATCCACCAGTAATCTTGTCGATTATAAAACTTATTAGATAATATATCTGGACGAGCGATATCAGTTGTTTCAACTGTATAAAATCTCATTGGACGGCGAGCAACAAAAAAATCATTGAAGTAATTTTGTGCAAGATCTTTCTCATTTTTACCTTCAACAGTTTCAGTTGGAAAAAAATTTGTTCTATTAAAACGACTCATTTACTACTCCTCAAAATGTTTCTAATGTTCCAGTAGATATGTTTACTCTATTAGACTCACGTGCTCCAATACGAATACCTTGTACTCCATTTTCATCTATTATAATGGTATCACGAGTTGAAATAGATACATTAAAATCTGCATATAATGGACCAGCTATAGTCATTTCTTGAGAAAAATCAACCTGCACATTTGTTATTACACAATTTTCTGCTTCAAACCAATGACCGATTACTACTCGTACTGGTGCAGGTGCTTGTGTTACATTAATTTCTCCTTCATTAAGTTGAGTGGCTGCTCCACTTCCAACTGCAGCTATATCTTGTGCTAAAGGAATATTTTGATTAGTTGATAAACTTTGTATACCTTCTTGAGCTGTATTGATAATTTGATTAATACCTGAATCTTTTGGCAATGAATTAAGCATATCTTTAACAGATGTTCCATTAGTTTTACGTGGTACACATAAACCAATCATAATTTGTGCTGCTTTAACAGGCATTCCATCATCATCCCAATCCAAAACACGAAAATTTACGTTGAAAGAAAGATAACCACTTTGTGTATAAAATTTTCGTGTAACAAGACCAGAATTACTTAATGATGTACCAGCTACTCCCATTACAGTTTGAGCGGCTCCAGCAACAGCTTGTAAAATACTATTTTGTGATACTAATGAACTAAAAATATTTTCTAATCCAAGTGTGTCCCAGTTTGCTTCTATGGTAAAAGAGATACCTTGAGGTCCTTGAATAATACCTTTAACACCCACATCAGGACTATTAGTACCAGTTCGTTTTGCGTTTGGTTCAATAAGAATCTTGAATGGACCTGTATTATTATCTGTTGCTTTTTTATACGTACTTTCATCAAATACAGAAATTTCCCGAAGCTGTGTTATAAAATTTGAAAATCCTGCAAAAGCCATAATTATCCCCTTGCGTCAACATTAATTGTTTGACGATTTATTATTTTTGGTGAATGTGCTGCATTAGTTATTACTATTTTAGATATTTGTTCAGCCAACCGACCAATAGATGTGTCATCTAATACAACTTTCATTGCTCCATTTACCATCGCTGTTGGCATAGTTGATGATGGTACATTATTTACATTTGCAATAGCTTGATTGATTCGTCCTGTATTAATTTTTGTTGGTGATAATGAATAAGCATCACCAATCTGATTCATTGCTTGCGGAGTATCCATTGGAGTTAATATTCCTTCACGAATAGCCGCACGATCGATACCCTTTGGTTCAATATGCCATGGTTCTGGATTTTTCCAACCATGAACAACACCCGGTTGATGAAATCCCCATTTATTCATAAGACCAAGATTTGCCATTTCATTAGCTTCTCTTGAATTGATATCAATAGCATAACCATAATTATGAAGTGATTTACCTGGTTGTGCTGCAAGATTTGGATTTTTACTCGCTAACTCTTTTTGTTTGGCAACACTTCTAAAAGCAGAATTTAGTTGTACAACATTACCTGTTTTTTTATAATATTCATTAACCATACCAATAAAATTATTCCAAACAGTTGGTTCCATTCCACTAATATCAACATTATCATTTAATAACCGTAAACCAGTTCCTAAAAATTGTTTTACTTTCACTATTGTGGGTGCTTTTTTTGCTTCTTGGGTTATTTTTTTAAATAACCCATTAATTTTTCCTGTAGAAACTGGTTTTGGTACATTATTAACACCATTTAATGACGAAACATCTCCTGCTACAGGAGAAGATATTTCTGAACCACCCATCAACTGCTGTTTTAATTGTTCTGTACGAGCAACATCGGCATTGGAACCCACAATCAAAGATTTGATTTTGTTCCAGCCTTTTTTAGCAGTACCTTTAACAGCACCAGCTGTTCCTTTAACTTGTTTGCCAACCCATATAATACCACCAACAACTGGACTAAGTACATCTGCTGCACCCGGAACAAGTGCATCAGCTGTTTGTACAAACTTTTCCAAATTACCAATCGGATCATTAACAAAATCATTCATAATTTCCCATATCATTTTAATACTATTTACAATTGGATTATCAGTTGCAACTTGTAGTGCTTTTTTACCAACACTAATAACTGCACCTTTAGTCATTGATGCGCCAGCTTTAACCATATCAGCAGCAACATCAATAATTGGTAATACGCCAGAAATAAAGCCAACCGTACCTGGAAATATATCAGCAACTGAAAGAAGCATCATTTTTGCGCCACTAACTTGCTGACCGCCAAAGAACATACTCATACCTTCACCAAGCGTCTTCAAACTTTTGAAGAAGCGATTTTCTGTTTTCTTTGGTTTCTTATTGCCACCACCAGTCTCAGCCTTAACAGATTTAATGTCACGAAACAAGAGTAAACCATCAATTGCTAAACCAAGTGCAAGTCCTGCACCTGGTACAACAAGATCAAGGAAACCTGATGCTCCAGAGGCAAGTTCAAGAAGTCCACCAACTATATCACCTTTTTTAAATCTTTGTATACCAAAGATTACACCAAAAATAGAACCAAGTACAGGTATTTGCTTAGCAGCAGATTTGGATGTAAATTTACCAATGATTTTAGCACCAACTTTTGTCTTTGCAAATCCAGCTATTGCCTTACCAATGCCAGTCTTACCCAACAATTCACCAAACAATTTACTAAATATACCTCCTATCG